TAACTTTACATACATATAAGAATATGTGTACATACGAAATTATAAATATCTAATATGAATTTTATTTATTTTATTTTATTTTATTTAATATAATATACAAGTTTTGTTGAGGTTTGTTAAACGAGCTCCATCTCCGGAAGCCCGATAAAGAAGAAAACCTCAAAATCTTCTCCTGCTGATAAATATGCTACGGTATTAAATGGTGCTATCTGGGCGATGACTGACATTTTTATCTGGGTATAGCCTGTCAAATCAACATCCCTACTCCACATAAACAAATTGTTGTCTTGGTAAGGAATCGTAACATCCAAACACGGATTAACATGCAAAGGTGTAATATCCACACCAGTTTGTCCATTAGGGAGGCCATTTATGTAATTTGATCCAGTTCCAAGAGTAACCCGCCCGAAAGCAGGAGGGCTTGTAATCCCAGTCTCCCACTCCACTGCAGCATGTCCATTGTAATCCGTTGACGAAAATAACCATCTCCAATTTATAGATCCTCGCACACCGGCATATGCTAAACTTAATATACGAAAAGCAGGTGACCGAACGTAATTGTTAACTGGAGTAGCAGTGCCATCCCAAAAATGAGGGCCTATTGTGTTTCCCTCATCTACTGGGAAAGAGGGTATCCGTATATAATACAACTCGCCTAACAACCCAGTAGCACCAATGGTATCTGACATGTACGCCGTGTATCTTTTATTCAAAGTTCGAAATGATGTCATTACTTCTCCTCCGTATAATAATCCGTACTTATCAACAGGTTGGCTTGGTGCAGTCAATGAAATTTTACACTCATCGTTTGTCTTCATTCGATCGCACTCTTGACCACTCTGCAATTCGTATTCAACAAATTGATCATCATCTGTATAACCAGCAGGGATTATCTCCTCTCCGCTCTGCATGTGATACGTCAATCTTCGCGCTCTAGATGAAGGCTTGTAAAGCTTTAGTTCACCAAGAACTCGTTGATATACGAGCGTGGGGAAAGAAAAACTTGGTGTATCAGGATAAGAGACTGAATTAAACAATCTAACTGATATGACCCCATTCTTAAAATTTGCTGAAGAAATATTGGTACCATCTGCGAAACGATTTGAGTCAGCAACCTGCAAGCCTTCCACCAAAATGAATGGTGTAGCTTGTGTAGGCGTAACGATAATCTTAAAACACTGGCCCTCCTCTAGATGTACTATCTGAGAATACCTCACGTTCAATTCCTCTGACGCGATACCACTAGGTGTTCCTTCATATGGATCATACTGGATTAAAAACGTGGCTTTAATGAACCTATTAATTACTGGTTCAAAAGTATACTCCATGTCGCAATTCCAATAGTCAAAGAACATTGTTGGTATAGCGCTCGGTGTAAATAAATGCCTCGTATCAGCTAATGGATCAATCGAATACATCATCGGAGTCACCCCAATCTCGAATAATAGAGACCCGGGTAAGGCATTTCCTAATGTAGGAAATCTAGTGACATATGCTCGCTTCTGAGCTATCTGTGAGAAGTTCTGATTGTCAATACCATGTGGATCTAAGCCAAGCGACCCTATACCTAAATTATACTTTGGGTCGTAAGTCAATTTCCTTGCTTGATTCGCCTTTCCAAAATTTGAAAAATCACCGAAACCTCGAGGTCTCATTACCATGTCTTCACTGATTACGTTTGGTCTGGATAGACCCATGATGGACGCTAATTTTACCCCAAGCTTGACTGCATGTGTCATAGGCTCTAAAGCACCCTCTAACTTGTCTGTCATCCCTCTCGCACGCGTGGCAAAGTCCACTAATGTAGAAGCCAAGTGGTCAATGTGTCCTTCGCGAGTTGCGAGTGTATCCTCGCCCGCTTGCGGTACAATACCACTGACGTCTATATTTGTGAGTCCTAAAACCTTTATGTCCTCTAGCCAGCCGATAATTCTTATTGTTGCTGATGGTTTAACAGTGATTAGTGGGTCAACCACACCAGTATAACCAAGCTCCGCGAGCGGTCGCACAATGAGTCTCCCAATGTTTTCGTAATCACCATCAGGCAGATTTGCCATCTCTTTGTGATAAAACCATGGAATACGTAAGATTGCCGTTTCACTCTCACCAGGTCTCACAGTTACATGTGGTATCTGTGTTGCAATCATCGAATATCTAGATGACGTTTGCAAATAATGGTTCAAGTTTGTTGAGTTTAGGCCTAATGGATAGTAACCAACCATATACTGACCAAACAGTTGTGGAGCACCAGGAAAGGTAACTTTTAGACACAACGTGGCAGACATGTTCATGAAGTTATTGATTCGATTTACGAATCTCTTGTTCTCAATAATAATTGTCCACGGGTCAACTTCTAAAGGTGTGAAAATCTGATCATAATCAATCTTCTGGTCGAAAATCGGAATAGGTCTTGTCATGAAATGATCGTCAAAATCTTCCTTTGCTGCTCTTTCATGAATACCAATAGTCTCCGTCTCAAAGAACTCTGTCTTGTTTTCTGCCATCTGACTATCCAGAATTGAATCCTTCTCATACCCGACACCATCCTGTGGAGCACTCTGCTGTATGTAATTTACGACATCATTAGTGTACTCATAACCTGACTCCACTGCGACCAATCGAAGGTTCTGTTGTGAATATTCGGCATACCTAAGTTTAGACCAATAATCATCCGGAGCTGTTTTAATAATCGATACCCATTCATCGAATTCACCTTTAGAGTAACGTGACATTTCCATCAGCGATGTATCAAGATTCAACAATTGTTGTGTCTCAGCATCAATCACTTTGGATTTTATAGCTGCCATCGACATTCGGTGAATCCTATCCTTCTCCAGCCTACTCATGTTCCTATTACCGTTCATCTCGTCTATAGTGTTCGTCCTTGAACAAAATGAAAAATCATTCCACGGTACAGAAGGGTCAGGAAGACCCGTTTTATCTGTATTCGTAATTTTCATATTCAGATCATTCACGAACTCTGCATAACCTTTAGCGTCGACGCCTCTTGACCACCATTTCCTAGTGAAGACTGCATCATCGCCTACTGTAGCTAG